AGGGATGTGGAATGGATTTAAAGAAGGTGCTAAAAAGGCTTGGGAAGGTATTAAAAGTATCTTTGGTTCAGTAGCAAGTTTCTTTAAAAGTATATTTACAACGGCTTGGGAAGGTGTAAAAGCAGTATTTAGCACAGGTGGAAAAATATTTACAGGTCTTACTGAAGGTATTTTAGAAGCATTCAAAAGAATTGTAAATGTAATTATAGATGGAATTAATAAAGTTGTAGCAATACCTTTTAACGGAATTAATAGTGCATTTGATGGATTAAGAAGTGTAGACTTGTGGGGTTGGAAACCATTTGAATGGGTACCTCGATTTAAAGTACCTCAAATACCTAAATTAGCAAAAGGTGGTATTTTAAATAATCCGGGCAAAGGTGTATATGTAGGAGGTGCTATAGCCGGAGAAGCCGGAAAAGAACTATATATGCCATTAGAGAATGAACAAATGCTTGATCTAGTTGGAGAAGCAATTGGTAGAAGAATATCACTTACTGCAACAATTCCTGTGTATGTAGGAAATAGACAAATTGTAAGAGAAACAAAGAAGATTGAATTGCAAGATAATTTTGCATTCAATAGATGAGAGGAGTGATAAGTTGTGTTCATTAATAAAGATAGTATCATAATAAATGGTGTATCAATGGGGCAATACATTGTGGAAGCAAAATATAGTTATAATAAATTATGGTCTAGCGATAGCGGAAGAAATCTTGCAGGAACACAAACAGGAACATTAATAGGAATATTCCCAAAACTTGTATTAACATTTAGAAAACTTACTAAAAATGAATTAGAAGTAATAGTTCCTATATTAGATAGTGCAAGACAAACTACAACATATTATGATCCAAAGAAAAAAACAAATGTAACAATGTATACTTATAGTGGAGATTATGAAATCGCGAATAAATCTATTATTGATAATAATAGAAAAAATGAAGGCTTTAGTTGTTCATTTATAAGTATTAAAAAGAGGGTGTAAGATGAAAACACATTCAAGTGATTATAAAAATGAAATAAAAGAATTTGGTAGACAAATTACAAGCAAAATAACATATGGAAATGTAGAGTTAGGGGAAGATGACCTTAACTCTATAACTCCATCATTTCAAAGTAGTATATTAAAATCAGTAATGAAACAATTAGAAATTGATAGTAATGTTGATATACCACTAGGAACTGAAATAAACTATCAATTAGGATGTTTAATAGAAGATGAATATGAATATATTGACTTTGGTAATTACATTGTTTATTCAAGCGAAAAACAAGAAGATACTGATAGTTATTATATAGTAGCTTATGACAAAATGTTATATGCAATGAAAGATTATGAAGATATGAATATTACATATCCAATTACAATAAGAAATTATATTAATGTAATATGTACTCATTTAGGATTAACATTTGCAAATGCAAGTGACACATTTGCTAATTACGATAAAGAAATAATACATGAATTATACTTAAATGCCGATGGAGATAGTATAGGATATACATTTAGAGATGTACTAGATGAACTAGCACAAGTTACTGCATCAACAATTTGTATCAATAAAGATGATGAACTAGAAATAAGATATATTAACGATACAAATGATACAATTGATGAAGAGTATTTAAAAGATGTAAATGTAACATTTGGAGAGAAATACGGACCTATAAATTCAATTGTATTATCGAGAGTCGAAAGCGATAAAATATATCTTAAAGATTATGAAAGTGTAGAAGAAAACGGCTTATGTGAAATCTGTATTAACGATAACCAAATAATGAACGGATCAGATCGTAATACATATTTACCGGATATACTAGAACAGTTGGACGGATTGGAATATTACTTAAATGATTTTTCGAGTACAGGTATTACATATTATGATGTATGTGATAGATATAATGTATCAATAGGAAATAATACTTATTCATGTGTAATGTTTAATGATGAAGTAGATGTAACACAAGGATTAGAAGAAATTATTCATACCGACCAACCTGAAGAAAGTGAAAGCGATTATAAAAAAGCTGATAAAGAAGATAGAAAGATAAATCAAACAAGAATAGAAGTAGATAAACATAATCAAGAAATAAGTACATTAATAACATATGTAGGAGATAGAACTGATAAACAAACAAGTTTAACACAAGATGTTGATGGACTTATAGCACAAGTACAAAATATACCTACAATTGTAACTGAGGGTAGTGGTTACGGATCAGTTACATTGACAGGATTAGCAAAAACTAAATTGGCAATGATGAGAGTACATCCGACAAATAATATAGATATTATTAGAAATGTAGTATCGCCACATTTAAAAGTAAGAATTGGAAACAAAGTAGGACATCGTGGAATTATATTTGAAAGTGGAGAAGAATTTGAATTTAAACTACCATCTAACTTATACATATATGATAGCGATACATATGATGAGTTAATTGTAGATGGGTTAGAAGAAAAAATGTATGTAATACATAAAGTAGGATTTCAAAATAATGTTAAAGTAATGTTAGATACTCCAATAACTGAAGAATTTACTTATCAAAATATAATGGTTGATGAAGGAGATTTAACAATAACATATGGAGATTATCCAAGTGCATATATATATTTAAAAGCAATGATAAAAAATGAGTTTACACAATCATTTGCTACTGAATTAGAATTAAAATCAACAATAGAACAAACTGCAAATGCAATAGGTTTAACGGTAGACCAATTTAAAGAAGGTGAGTTAGTAAATGGTGCAACGATTTTGGCACAAATTAACAATGATGAAAGCGAAATTCAACTTAAAGCAGATAAAATCAATATTAATGGTGTGGTTACTGCTAATGGTAATTTTAAGATTGATAATGATGGCGACATGGAAGCTAATGGATGCCGATTGGGAGGGTATATAACTATTGATGATGGTTATATAAGAAGTTCAACAGGTTCATTGGAAGAAAAAAATAAGTATGAAACATGGGTAGATCCAAATCAAATAACAATGAATGGACCTCAAAAAACTGATCCTTTTGATCCTTATAGTTCTATATCAAAAGGTTTTGGATATATAAACTCGAATGAGTTTAAATTTACTAACTATGTATATGATGATTGGTATAGTGATACAATTCCAACGGAACAATATTCCGTATGGTTTAACGAAGATACATTAGAAATTGAAGGAAACCTAGAAGTAACAGGAACTAAAAATAGAGTTGTAGAACTTGATGATGGATCAAAAGTAAAACTAAATGCTTATGAAACAACAACTCCATACTTTGCCGATATAGGAAGTGCATCGACAAATAAAGATGGCGAATGTATAATAAAGATAGAAGAAGTATTTAAACAAACTATTGAACTTGAAAGCTATAAAGTATTTCTTCAAGAAAATGGAGAAGGCAAACTATGGGTTGAAAAACACGAAGATTATTTCATAGTTAAAGGAACTCCAAACCTTGAATTTGATTATGAAATAAAAGCAATTCAAAAAGGATATGCAAACACTAGACTTGAAAGGTTAAAAAATGAATGAAACAATGTTATGTAAAAAGTGTTTGTTGGATTTACCATTAGATAATTTTAGAATTAGGAAAGATAATGGTCATTATGAACATACTTGTAAAAAGTGTAAAACAAAACAACATTATGAATATATAAAAACACATAAAGAAAATTGTAAAGAAATAAATAAAAGGTCATACATAAAGAATAGAGAAAAAAGATTAGAACATCAAAAAGAGTACAATAATAAAAATAAAGAAAAAAGAAGTATTAAAGCAAAACAAAGAAGATTAAATAATTTAGAATATTATAGAGAATATGCAAGAGAAAATTGTAAAAAGCATCGCAAACAAATTACACAACACGAAAAAGAAAGAATGCAAAACGATAAGTTATTTAATATAAAAAAAAGGGTAAGACAATCCATAAGAATGAGTTTTAAGAAAAAAGGATATATAAAACCAAAAATAACTGAAAATATTTTAGGATGTGATTATCAATTCTTTATGGATTACTTGTTAAATACATTCAAAGAAAATTATGGGTATGAGTGGGATGGCAAAGAAATTGTACATATAGACCATATAATCCCACTTGCCCAAGCACAAAATGAAGAAGAAGTAATGAAATTGTGTCATTATACAAATCTTCAACTATTAAAAGCAAAAGATAATTTATATAAAAGTGATAAATTAAATTATAAAATAAAGGAGGAAAATTTATGTATATAAAGACAAATTGGCAAAATGATGTTACCGAAGTAGATGCAACACATATGAACCACATCGAAGATGGTATAGAAGCAGTAGACCATAGAGTAGATAATACAAATGAATTTATTATTAAAAAAATTGTAGAATTATTAGAAGTTGGTTCTGCACCAATAACTTGTGTAGAAGGAGATAAATATTTCAATACAACAACAAATAAAATCTATACTGCAACTGCAATAAATACATGGGGAACAACAGGAGAAGATGCCCAAAAAAATGCTATTTATTATGTAATAAACACAAAAAAAACATATGTTTATAATGGAACAACATTAATAAATATAGGCGATGTAGGTGGTATTAATGTAGTAAATGAACATAGCACAAGTGAAACTGATGTATATAGTGCTAATTATGTAAATAGTGCATTAAGTGATAAACAAAATAATGGTATTTTGTTATATAGTAGTAATTCTACTACTGCTTCAACAAGCGATATTAACTTAAATGATAGTTTGGCAAATTATAATTATGTAGAAATATTTTTTAAAGATAGTGTTTTACAAAGTTGTGGAAGTGTAAAAATTTATCAACCAAACAATAAAGTTGCAAATATGTATTGTATGTTTCAGGGAAGTTCAGGAACAAATTGCCAATTTAAAAATGCAAATTACAATTTGAGTGGCAATAAAATGACTTTAACAAACAATTACGGAGAAGCAACTGCAAATGATAATGGTTACAGTAGTGCAAGTAAGACTTTACAATTAATTGTGTATAGAGTAATAGGTTATAAATAGGAGTGAATATGAAAGAATTTATTAAATGTGCTTCAATAAGAGCGATAAGAACAATGGCACAAACAATGTGTAGTTTTATAACAATAGGACTTGCTATAAGTGAAATAGATTGGGCAAGTGCTTTATCAATATCATTAGTAGCAGGAATATATAGTATTGTAAATTCTATTGCAACAGGACTACCTGAGGTTGATAATGGAAATACAAAAGATTAGTTATCAATATGCAAGACCAAGTGGAAAACCAAGTAAGACTAGGGGTGCTAAATTCCTAGTCGACACCACTTGGGAACAATATTTTAATGCTATGTTTCAAAAGAACTATTTTATTGATAATGAACTAGAGTTCTTAAAGGCATTAAAAGTCGATTTAGAGCAAGAATTATCACAAGTAGATAAAGATATAAAGAAACTAGAAAAAACTCGTTAAAATCAATTTATGATAGGAAAAATGGAGGAATTATGAGTAGAGTAACAAGTGGAAACAATGGAATAACACAAGCATACAAAAAAGGCATACATAATGGAGTTGATATAGGTTGGCACACAAAAGAAAGTGACAATGTAATTATTGCACATAGTGACGGAGTTGTAGAAAAAGTTGTAAAAGATTGTAATAAAAATTATGCAACAGGAACTTCGTTTGGCAACTATGTAACTATAAAACATAATGAAACATATAAAACTAGATATGCTCATTTAAAATATGGAACAGTAAAAGTAAATGTTGGAGATAAAGTTAAAAAAGGTCAAGAAATAGGTATTATGGGTAACACAGGTCATTCTCTTGGAAGACATTTACATTTTGAAGTATGGAAGAATGGAACAAGAATTGATCCTACACCATACATAAAAAGTGATTTACCATCATGGCAAATTGGCAAAACATATACTAGCTTAAAAAAGAAATATGTTAGAACATCTCCAAAAGTTGCTACAAACAAAGTTAAGTATAATAATATCACTATAAACAAAGATAAGTATTGTGCAGATAAAAACGGATATGGACAAACAAGAATAGGTGTTTCATTTACATTTACTGACTTTAAAAAAGATAGTAAAGGAAACACTTGGGGCAAATTAAAAAATTGCTATGTATGTGTAGAAGATAGCACAGGATTACAATTCAAATAGCACCTTAATGGTGCTTTTTAAGTACAAAAAAACTAGCACGAATGCTAGTTAAAAGCGATAAAAATAAATACTATAGGGTGGTATAAAATATTTATCACTTTTTATTAAATGCTAATCATGTATTAATAAATACTAATTAGCACCACTCTATGAGCATCAAAATAAAGAAAGTGATTAAACTTTATAATGACATTCATAGAGTGCTACTAATTAATGATATTAATAGTAACACTAAATAAACGAGTTGCCACAAAAAAAAGATTAAGGATTTATGTGCTTGTACTTCACACACTTGCAACACTCTCAAGTTGCCATTCCGAAGTGTCCATTTGAGAAATAGACAACCCTATACTCCGGATATTTTTAATCTTATGATTTTAACGAATGAAAAAATCATTCATTTCAAACTCTTAATAATATCTTAATGTAAACAATAAGAATGGATGATACTTCATCTCCTTCCGTAGTTTACACCAAAAGTATTATTAAGTAGCTATGGACCAATAAGTCATTTTCCTTTCTTTATAATTATTTTAGGATATATAATCGGAACTCTTTAGTTTGTCTTTCCTTAGAGGACTTATTGGTAGTGCTTTAATTAGCACCATAAGATAGATAATGTTTTGCCACTTAAACTAATGTAAGATTTCACGCCCCACCATATCATAATCGAAATGATAACTTCATCTACCTTATGCTAATAATTAAATATGTTTTTTTATCTCATCAATTTTAATTGCAATATCATTCCTACCTTGTTTAGTCAAATGTCTTGATACAATACTTAAATATCTTTTAATGTTGATGCTTCCATAATTCATATTATAAGTATGTGTGCACCATTCTAAATTATTTGCATTATTATTTAATTTATTTTCATCTTTATGATTAACCATTTCATAATTATTAGGATTAGGAATAAATGCTTCTGCAACTAATCTATGAATATAATAATATTTGATTTTACCTTCTTTGCACAAAGGTAATCTATAGTAACCTTTAGAAGCTAATGAAGGAGATTTGATAATTTCTTTACAATTTCTATTTTTAATAGTTCTTTTTAAACTTTTAACTTTACCTGTATTAGAAATTTGATATAAGCCTTCATAACCTCTTATATCTTTCCAGATCTCTTTCATAATAACTCCTCTAATTTAAATTAATCACTTGGACAGATTAAGAACACTTACCAAGTGGCATATCTAATATAACACAAAAAATGTAAAAATCAAGAAAAAATTAAATTATATATATAAAATATATTGAAATTAAAAATCAAATATGTATAATTAAAAGTAAGAAAGGAAGGTAGGAATGAAATACGAATATGAAATTGTTAAAAGAAATGATGGTTTGTATGCGATATGCGAAATCAGATACATGGATCATTCTATTAATACAAAACAAATTTATATAAACGAAAGAAAAAAGAATTGTATTGAAAAATTAAAAGAAATAAAGAAAGAAGGTTAATAATGACTAGAGAAGAAGAATTTGAAAAGATTAAAGAACTTATTAAAAAACATTTAGGAGAAGCTGAATGTGGTTTATTTGATACTAGAAATATAGCAGGAGATAGAATGCATAATATATTTAATGGAACATACTTTGATTTAGATATTTGCTATGGTTGGTGTTATTTTGAAGTATTTGGAACTAATGCCCAAGAATTTAATGAATTAAAAAAATATTATAATAAATTACTAAAAGGAGAATAGATATGAAAGAAATAAAAGTTGAAGTAGATTGTGTAGAATTTTTTGATGGAGGTATGGACATTTGGTGGTCAGGAAATATTGGTTTTGGACACTTAATTGTTTATACTGTCAGTGGTCAAAACGAAAACGAAGAAGTAATTTATAAAATGGATACCGAATGTATGGGTAAAGAATTTGTTTTAGATATAATGAATAAAGCAAAAGAATTTATTATACAAAAGACAAATAACTTACCTAAACAATAAAGGAGAATAAATATGAGTGCAAAAGAAATGTTTGAAAAGTTAGGGTATAAATGTTTAGGTGGTAGTGATTATATTATCATTAAATATTACAAAAGTAATGAAACTGATATTGATATTACTTTTTATAAAGATAAAGTAATTGCTTTTATTGAAAATGAATATATGAATGGGGAATATGACTTAACAGTACACTTTTTAACATTAGAAGAACTACAAGCAATAAATAAACAAGTAGAGGAACTTCAATGGAACAAGTAGAAATATGGAAAGATATACCTGAATATAAAGGTAAATATCAAGTATCAAACTTTGGTAGAGTTAAGTCTTTACAAAGATGGAGTGGAACAAAATATTACAATAGAGAATATATTTTAAATAATTATGTAAACAAGAAAAATGGTTATGTATATGTTTACTTAACTAAAAATAACAAAAGTAAGAATATAAGATTACACAGACTTGTAGCACAAGCATTTATACCTAATCCACACAATTATTTATATATCAATCATAAAGATTGTGATAGAACTAATAATAATGTAAATAATTTGGAATGGTGTACTGCTAGTTATAATGTTAAATATTCTTTCAAATATGGAAAAGCAAAAAGTAATTTTAGAAAGAAGGTAAATAAATAATGCTTAAAATAAAATCAAATGTTGATTTAAAAGAATTAGAAAAGTTTGGGTTTGTATTATCAAGAGATAAAACGGTATATGAATATGGAAATGAATACGAGTGTATAACAATATTCTTTTTCCCAAATCAAAAAGTTAAAACACTTTATTGTGATATGACGGAAGACAGTGTAAAAGATACTGATAGTCATTTAGAAGTATTATATGACTTAATACAAGCAGGTTTAGTAGAAAAGGTGGAAGAATAATGGACAAAGATTTGCAAATTGAACTATTAAAAAAAGATGTATCTTTTAAAGATAAAGAACTAGATAAAGTAGAAAAGATTTTTACATCAAGAGGTTTTACTAATATAGAACAAATGGCAACAATGTTTGATTATTATAAATTGGCAAGAGATAAAACAATAGACTATATAGAAAATGATATGCCATATCTACAAGAACCTGATGAAGAATTTGAAAGATGTGATGGCACAACTTATATGACTATGAAAGAATATGATACAAGCATTTTACTAAATAAGTTAAAAGGAGAAGAAAATGAAAACAATTAAGATAATTGATTTAATAGTAGATATAGCAAATAGAAAAGAAGTACCAAAGAAGATTAAATATCGAAATTATGTTTATATTTATGAAGAATATGAGGAACGCTATTATATTGGAGGTAATCCTGACAATTATTCTTTATTTAGTGAAATTTCATATTTAAGTCTAACATCTTTAATAAGTTTTTTAAATGATGAAATAGAAATAATAGAAGATACACCAAAAGAAGATAAGAAAATACCTGAAAAATTAGGTTTAATAAATTATTGTGAGGACCAAGCAACTTTATTAATACACCATAAAGTAGATGAAATAATAGATTATCTTAAAAGCAAAGGAGAATAGATATGGAATTATGGAAAGATATACCTAATTTTGAAGGTTTATATCAAGCAAGTACAAAAGGAAATATAAGAAGTTTAAACCATATAAGAAAAAATGGAACTAATAATTATATGCAAAAAGGAAAATTGTTAAAATTGAATAAAAATACAAGTGGTTATTTACAAGTGAGATTATCTAAAAATGGTATTGCTAAAACTTATAGGGTTAATAGAATTATTGCTTTAACATTTATTGATAATCCATTAAATAAAGAAACAGTTAATCATATAAACGGAAATAAATTAGATAATAGAGTAGAAAATCTGGAATGGGCAACTCATAAAGAACAAACAAAACACATGCACGAAATATTAGGTGTTCCTTATGCTGATTGTTCTAATTTAGTACAAAGGAGATGGAATAATGGAACTTTGGGTTCGTAGTCAAGATAAATTAGATTTAATAAAATGTACTAGCATACATATAGAAGAAGCACCTGGTGTAGATGAAGTTGCAATTAAAACTTTTAATTATGGTGACAAATACACTTATGTAGGGTATTACGAAACAAAAGAAAGAGCAATAGAAATATTAACTGATATACAAAGAATAATACATTTAAAAGATATGTATATTAATGATAGAGATGAAGTATTAAAAGCTTGGACTAAATTTACTGAAGAACAAATTGGCGATGTACGAACAAAAATGTCAGTTTATGAAATGCCACAGGAGTAGATATGGTGGTAAATATGAAAATAGAAATATGGAAAGATATAGAAAACTTGGCAAGAGTTTAAAAGGACATATAGCAAGATTTGGGCTAACAAAAAATATAAAAAATAAAATTGAAAGTATGGAGTATAGAATAAAAGGGGAATAATAATGAAATATAGAATATCCGATACAGGTTTGTATTACTTATTTACAACAACTAAAAAAATGGAATATGTAGACACTGCAGTAGGTATAGAACAGTTGTCTAATATTTTGAATAGAAGTAAACAAAGTGTAATCAGATCAATAAAAAAATTAGGCAGGAAAAAATTTATATTAAAAGATAAAGAAGGCACTGAATATTTAATAGTATCAGAAATGGAGATGAATAGAAAAAATGTTAAATAAAATAAATAAAATTAGAAAATTATTAGGAAACGAATATCATTTATGTATTAAATATAATCCTGATAATCCAGAATGGATATTATATAGAAATTATATGGATAAACAAGTTTATTTTAGTTTAGATAACGAAGCGATTATGAGTAGTGAAAATAATTCGCTTGATGATTTATATAAATTTGCAAAAGAACATCATAAAATAAATGGAATATTGGTAGAAACACATATACATAGTATAATAGCTTTTTTATTATTAATAATACAAATTATTAATATAATAATTATAAAAAGCGATTATGTTAAAGGGTTAATATTAGGAGCAGATTATATAATTATTATAAATTGTTTGATTAAATTAGTTGTTTTATCAATAAATAGCAAAAAAGAAGAAAATGAACTTAAAGAACAATTCAAGAGAAATATAGAAAGAAAGCATAAATAATGTACGAAATTGAATTAATAGATGATAATGTTTATGGTGGTTATGGAAAGCAAAAGTATAAAGTAAAGAATTATGATGGCGATGAAAATAAATTAAAAGAATTTGTAAAAGAATTGAACGAAAAAGCAAGTTTTTGGATAAGTTGGAGAATTATAAATAAAGAGTTAGGTATTCTTGAAGAAGAAATAGATCCATTAGATTAGAAGATAAAAAAGGAGAAGAATAATGAATAATAAGTTGAAACTTACTAATTTTACTTGTAATGGGAAATGCTCTGGATGTGGTCAATGTTGTGGAGATATTTTACACTTATCTAAAAAGGAAATAAAAGAAATAGATAAATACTTGAAAAACCATAAAGTTGATCCTACACCAAGAAGTATAATGGTCAATTACGATAATACATGTCCTTTTAGAGATAATGAAAAAAGAATATGTAAAATTTATGAAGTTAGACCACAAATATGTAGAGTTTTCAAATGTGATAAAACACCTGAAGAAGCATATCAAAATAGAGAATTTAATAATCAAACAAGATTAGCTCGAAGTATGAGAAGTTTATTTTTTAAAGATAATGCAGGTGCAAAATGGATAAAAGAATATCTAGGAAATACAATTTACGATAGAAACAACAAACCAATAGAATAGTATTTATTTCAAATATAAGCGACTTTTAAACAAAAACATATAAATATACTAGGGAGATGATAAATAATGCGAGAAGCACACAAAAACAAGAATAAGAGCATAATTAAGAGTAAAGATGAGATAATAAGAGAAATGGAAAGTATGATCTGGATGATTATAATAATAACTTTATTATTCTTATTAATAATAATTTATTATATTGGAAAGGAACAAACACATGAACAAGATACATATCAAGGATCGCCAAGTGTTTCTAATATCGTTGGATAAAGAAACTAAAGATAAATTGCAAAAAGAAGCTGAACAAAAAGGATTAAATTTAAGTGCATACATAAGAGAAATTATAAAAAATAGAAAATAATTTCTCTTTTTTTATTGACAATTATTTTTTTGTGTTATACATTGAGTGTAATGATGGTAGGTGGTAAATGGAAATGTGTATGAAGAAATAGAAAAAAAGATAATAAGAGAAGGGAAGAAGGTGTCATCATAGCAAACAAGAGAATGTTTGATAAAAAAGTTGTAGAAAGCGACAAATTTATAGATCTTCCAAATTCATCGAAAGCACTATATTTTATGGCAGGGATGGAAGCAGATGATAAAGGATTTTTTCAACCAAGAAGATTACAAAAGATGTGTGGGTTTAGTGATGATGATTACAAAATACTTATAGCAAAAGGTTTTTTTATAACATTTGAAAGCGGAGTTATGGTAATAACTGATTGGAATAAAAACAATTGGTTAGATAGTAGAAGAATTACTGAAACTGAATATATAGATGAATTAAATATGTTAAAACTAATAAATCAAAGATATGAATTCAAACTAGAAAATAATGATGCTAAGCAAATGCTAAGCCAGAATAGAATAGAAGAGAATAGAATAGATAAGAATAGTATAGAAGAAAAAGAAATAATAAAAGAAAAAGAAAAGAAACACAAATATGGAGAATACAAAAATGTATTGCTAACGGATAAAGAATTACAATCGCTTAAAAGCGATTATGATAATAGTGATGAACTTATCAAATATTTAGATGAATACATTGAAATGAAAGGATACAAAGCAAAATCACATTACTTATGCATAAAGAAATGGGTTACAAAAGCAGTAAAAGAAAACAATAAAAAAGATGAAATAGATTGGAATAGTGAAGATGAATAGAAAATTATATTCAACATTATGTGAAAACTTTAATAAAAATAAAAATGTAGATTATTACGATATGTTAAAAGAAATATTTAAAGATGAAGATCCAATATACATGGAAAGAGCAGTCAAGAAAATTATTAGCGAAGATAAATACTTCCCAACTGTTGCAAGAATTAAAGAAGTGCTTGATGAAGTATGGAAAACACCAATAACTGAAGAAGAAAAGTTAAAAAGATGGGAAAAAGAAGGAATAATACCTAGTTGTTTATCAAAAACACCACAGGATGAAGAACTAGATGATGAAGAACTAAAAGCACTACAAGAAGATTTTGATTTGTTATTTGGATGAAAAGATATAGCATTATTCAAACAACAAAAGAGTGTTTTAAATGCCACACTAAATCAAATATTCATATTCACGAAGTATGGTTTGGTAAGAATAGGAAAAACTCAATTGAAGATGGATTAGTAGTTTACTTGTGTGGTAGACATCATAATTTAAGCAACGATGGAGTACACTTTAATCACGAGTTTGATATTGAATTAAAAAAAATAGCTGAAAAAAAGTGGTTAGATACTTATGGTAAAACAAAAGAAGAATTTATAAAAAAATATGGAAAAAACTTATTGTAGTGATCTGATTGCAATGGTATAATTAATTTAGAAATAGAAGGTAGGTAAAAAAATGAAAGAAATTAAATATGAAGATTTGGCGAAAGCAAATGAAACAATTAAATCAATTGATGTAAAAGGCAAAAGTTATGCGGAAGTTAATCAAAGAATTAAAGCATTTAGAATGGTATATCCAACAGGTATAATTGAAAGTGAAATGTTAAGTAACGAAAATGGTGTTTGTATATTCAAAGCAATTGTTGGTTATCGTGATGATAATGAAATTTACAAACTAGCTACAGGTACTGCTTACGAAAAAGAAAATAGTTCATTTATAAACAAAACATCATATATTGAAAACTGCGAAACAAGTGCAATAGGTAGAGCATTAGGAATAGCAGGGTTTGGAATTGATACAAGTGTAGCGAGTGCAGAAGAAGTACAAAATGCAATAGCAAATCAAAATCCAAAAGAAGTAACAAAAGAGCAATTAGAACAATTAGAATTAGAAACACAATTACAAAAAATAATTGATGATAATGAGTTAGATTATGATGCAATTTGCGAGATGTATAAATTAAAAGAAAATGATATTCATTTCATGAGTATTAAGCAATTACGAAATGCAATTGATAACAAAGATAAATTACCAAAGAAGATAGGAGAATAATATGGAAGATTTTATACCAACATTTGAAGAAACAAATGAAAATAATTTATTAGTTAAAATTGATGAATTTGAAGAAAAGATTGAATTAATCAATAAACTTACGAAAGAATATGATGATTTAAAAAAGAAATTAAAATCACAAATGGTAGATATTGGGAAAGAAAATAATTTAGAACAAGTCAAATGGACTACACCTAAAGGAATTCAAATAACTTGCTCAATTGGTAAAAAAGCAGAATTTGAAGAACAAGAATATGAAGAATTTGACATGGAAGCATTTAAAAAAGAAGAACCTAATATGTATGAGAAATATTTAGTTAAAAAGAAAAAACAAGTAGCAATTCAAAATGCTAGCTACGATAGATTAGTGATAACAATGCCAAAGGAGAAAAAAGATGAATAGTGTAAATTTATTAGGAAGAATAACAATTGATCCTGAATTAAAATCAACCACTAATGGAACAAGTGTTACATCATTTAATTTAGCAGTTAATGGAATGAAAAATGATAAAGGGGAACAAAGAACTGATTTTATTCCTATAACAATTTGGAACAAACAAGCAGAAAATGTATGCAAATATGTACATAAAGGCGACCAATTAGCAATAGGTGGAAAAATACAATCAAACAATTATGAGGATAAAGAGGGGAACAAAAGAACTAGAATTGAGGTATTAGCAACTAATGTTCATTTTCTAGGTACAAAAAAGCAAGAAACAACACAAAGCGAAACACAACATGAAGAAGATGCTTTAGAAGATTTTGATGACCAAGTAATAGAGGATGATTTGGAATTGCCCTTTTGATTAGAAAGAGTTGATAATAATGGATTTATTCCTAGAATTAGAAAATAAAAGAAAGATGTTAGATACAAGTATTAAAGAATTAAGAAAGAGTGGTACTAATCTAGCACAATCTGAAAAAGAATATAAAATAGCATTGAGAACTGAATGCTTAAAATTAAGAAGTGAAGGAATGCCAATAGGATTATTAGACAAAGTATGCTATGGTGTTCCACAAATTGCCGAATTAAGATTTAAAAGAGATGTTGCCGATACTATTTATAAAGCTAATTTAGAAGCAATAAACTCTATTAAACTAGAAATTAGAATAATCCAAAATCAAATAGATAAGGAATATGGTAATGACTAGAGAAAAAAAACTGACAAAAGAAGCAAAATATGATGAAGAAATAAGCGGATGTAAAACAAAATGTGAATGTGGTCATGTAGTAGCAATGCCTGTAACACAAAGCAAAACAATATGTTATTGGTGTGGTAGAATTATAAGAAACAATTCAAAACAATATTTCATTCACAATTTGAAAAAAGCGATGAATAAATAGGTTACTTAAAAACTATCAACATTCTTTTCAAAGATGACCTCCAAGTTATCAACTTTAAAGAAATAAGTCAACCTATCTTCAGTAAAACTAATAAGCCACGAGTTTGTGATAGTGAGTTTGGTGGCGATTTTATTTTGATAGGAAGATGAAAATGAAAAATCAATTAAGTATATTTGATCTGATGAATGAAGAGTTTAAGATAGACAAACCCATTAGGTTAATCGAACTATTTTCCGGATATGGCAGTCAAGCAGTCGGATTAAAAAGATTAAATGCTAACTTTGAACATTGGAAAATATGTGAATGGGCAGTAAAAAGTATTCAAGCATATAAAGATTTACATATGCCTAATGATAATACTGATTATTCTAAAGAATTAAGTATAGAAGAAGTAAAAGAGTATTTATTTAAAAAAGGAATATCGAGTAATTATAATGAACCAATGACAATGGATCAAATCAAAAGATTACAAGAAGATAAAGCAAGAACAATCTATAATAATATACAAGCTACTCATAATTTAGTTAATGTACAAGAAACTAAAGGAGTAGATTTAGAAATTAAAGATAAAGACAAATACATATATATTTGTTCATATTCTTTTCCGTGTCAAGACATTTCGAATGCCGGATTAGGTAAAGGATTTGAAGATACATCAACAAGAAGTGGAATGTTATGGGAAGTTGAAAGAATATTAAAAGAACTAAAAGAAACTGATGAACTCCCACAAATTTGTTTAATGGAGAATGTTCCCCAAATTCACAATAAAAAGAATATGGCATCTTTTCAACGATGGATTAACTCATTAGAAGAAATGGGGTATTCAAATTATTGGCAAGATTTAATAGCAACTGACTATGAAATACCACAAACTAGAAAAAGAACTTTTATGGTTAGTATATTGGGGGATTATAAATATGAGTTTCCTAAACCTGTTCCATTAGAGAAAAAACTTAAAGATTTGCTTGAAGAAGTAGTAGATGAAAAATATTATTTAAGTGAAAAAAGAATAGATTATATATGTGGTAATGCAATAAATAAAGAATTAAAGGATCATATAGATAGAAGCAAAACTAAATTAAATAAAGAAATTGCATATACAATAACTACAAAACAAGATAGAAGAAATGGCGATGCGAACTTTGTGTTAGATGGATATGGAGAAACATCTATTGGAGATTTTCTTAAAATTAGAAATGCTAACTCTAAAGGATATTTAGAAGCACAAGATGGCGATGGAGTAGATATAAGCTCAAGAATGGAACATCATCGTGGAACAGTGCAAAAAGAAAAAGCACATACATTAGATTGCACAGGTGGAGAAGGTCATGGAGTTGTTGTAAATATGAGAAGAGAATTATGTAATACTTTATTAGAGAATGATAAAGTTGAAGAGAATGACATTATTAAAATAAACTATACAACTGAAGTAATAAATGGAAAAAAACCATATCATATGAATAATAACATATCTCCGACTTTAACAACTGCAAGTAATGATGAATTTGCAGTAGCAGTTAAAGATGCTTATACACCAATGGAGAAACAATTATTTACTGAAGATGGAAATATTAAAAGATATATTAATAGTGATATAGTAGATGAGTTTAAAGAAGGGCAAATGGCAACTACATCATTTCCAAATGGATATGGTCCTGTACCTAGAACACATAACGAAAGCATTGCATTAAATACAATAGATAAACCATCAGTTAAATATAATTTACGAATTCGCAAACTTACCCCAAGAGAATGCGGAAGATTGATGGGGTTAAATGATGAAGAGATTAGCTTGATCCTGCAACATCAAAGCGATGCAAGTGCTTATCATTTATTTGGGGATAGTTTGGTAACATTGGTGTTTTGTGCAATAATATCAACAATGATGGACAATTGTAAGCCTTTTGAAAAAATAATTGAAGAATTTTATTCGCAAATCTCCAATTAAACGATGCAAAATATTTATAGGAGATGATAATATGAAATATCCATACAAAAGAACAACATATAAAGGAAAACCAATAGATGAACATAGAAAAGTGATGGAACAATATTTAGGGAGAAAACTTAAAAGTTGGGAAATTGTGCATCATATAAATGGAAACAAAAGAGATAATAGAATAGAAAATTTACAAGTGATGACACAAGCTGAACATAATAGATTACATAAAGAGAAATTATGTAAAACAAAAATATGTGTAGAATGTGGTAAAAAATTTGAACCACCAATAAAACATAGAGGGAGAAATATATTATGTTCAAAAGAATGTTGGATAGAACATCAAAAGAAAATATCTCATTTTCAAAATATACCAATAGTAAGTTATAAAAATGGGTTATTGATAAAAAAATATAATTCTATAAAAGAAGCAAGTTTAGATGTTAATGGCTTATCAACTAATATAGTGAAATGTCTAAAAGGCAAAATCAAAAGTGCATATGGGTATCAATGGCAATATTTTTCTAACTGTTCTAAAATGTTATAATAAACTAAAGAAAAGGGGATTATAATGTTTGAACTATGGGCAAGAAGTAGAGAAACAAAGAAAGAATATTGTTTAAAGAGATTTGATGATGAAAGACAATTTGATTATTACCTAGATCAAGTAGATGGAGATATATATGAATGGGCAATGATTACAATAGGTCATTCACAATGCATCAGGTACAAAGAATATAAAGTAAAGCAATGTGTAAAGACTAAATAGAAATATTTAGTTTTTTTATGATCTGATATATAATCAAAATATGAAAGGTAGGAGAAAACAATGAAATTAAAAAAATGGGTAAGAGTGGTATTAACATTGATTTTAGTATTGATTGGTGTTAAATTATATTTCGCATCAAATAACTTTTCAATGGATGGAAATACAAATATGTCTATTTTGTGTTGGATGGGTATTCTTTTTGTAATTCCATATATCAATTTATGCATATGGGAGTAAAATTATTATTGACATATCGTACGAGATGATATATAATTTATATATCAACAAGAGATAGGCAATATAATTAAGGAGGGAAATTATGAAAAAATTAAAAAAAGAAGAATTCATACATAAAATTGTAGATGACACTTTGGAAAAATCTTTTTCGCAATTGCTTGATATAAATGAGTTTGATAAGTTTAAAGAAATATGCAATAAAGAAGGTTACGAAGTGGATGAAAAAGATTTTTATCTTTATTTTGAGTTTGTATATGATTTTGTGGAAGAAGCATACGATGAAGTATATAATTAATAAAAAATAAGAGAAATAACCATATTTAAGTTTTAATATGGTTTTTGTAGTGGAAAGTAGGTAATTAATATGGTAAAAGAACAATTAATAAATAATATAAAAGAATATATGAAAATGATTTCAAATAGCAATAAAGATGAAATTTTGGTAAATAGAGAAGATTTGGACTTCACTATTAAGTATGATGTTAAAAATAAACTTATATTTGTATCTTTATCTTGTGAAGATTTAACTGATTGTAACCATTCAACTTGGTGTGATCCTAAAAGATATGAAGATACAAGTATGTATGATTTAGATGAATTAAACGAATATGGATTAAGTGATTTAGATGCTATAGAAAGTTTATTAGCAATTATGAATGGAGATTTATAGTATGAAAGTATTAGATGTTAAAGTAGAATATACAGGTTCAGGAATATATGTTGCTTGGGGAAGTTTAGACAATGGAAACTTTTTTTCAATAAGTAGTGATGCAATGTATGAATATGATGAAGATGAATATAAAGCGATGGATGAAGAAGATTATGATGCGTACGAATGGGAAAACATTCATATCGTTGCTTCTTATTTGCCAAGTGGAATAAGTTATAAAGAAGTAATAAAGCAAGTTTATGATAAATGTGATGATAGTGATAAAGATACATTTGATATATTTAAAGCAATAAATGGGGATTTATAAGATGTACAAAGTAAAATACAACAAAGAGCATTACAAAGCATTTAAAGTTGATTTAAAGATAGAAGAATTAGAAGAACTTGAAAAAATGCTTAAAGATGATAATGTATCCAAAGCACAATTTTTAAGAGAAGCTATATTAAACTATGGAATAAACAAATCTATTAGAGAATATGCCAAAAGATATGGAGAAAGCATTAAAAAGTAAAATGCTTTCTTTTTTTTGTGTCTAGTGATAGAATTATATAAAGGATAGAAGATGTGTGTATGGATAAATATAAATTAAGAGAGTGTGCAAAGATAAGTAGTTGTGAAAGTTGTAAAGACAAAAGAAATTGCAATTACAAATCTATAATAGAACAAATGATTAAAGAGAACTTTATTCACATTGATTTAAAGCAATGGAGAGATAAAAGAAATAAAGAGGGTGGTAAGTATAAACATAGATAGAATGATTGAAATGTTATTAAGAAAGTTATCTACTCAACATTATGTGTTTTACATGGAAAGAAGAACATATAAAAACAACAAAGTTTATAAATCGTATGTTATAAATATAGACAGGATAAAAAAAGAATACAACAACAAGTGTGATTTATTGTATGGTTTAAAGGAGATGATATAGTTGGCAAAAGTAGATGATAAAACTAGAAAGAAAATTGTAGCTGATTATGTCGATAATCAAAGTTATTCAAAGACTGCAAGAAAGTACAACATTAGTGTTGAAAGTGTTAGAAGATTTGTTAAAGCAGATCAGGAGTTTATGAAAAAAAGTGAAGAAAAAAAGAAACAAAACTCAATGGATACAATATCATACATGAACACTCAACACGAAAGAAAAAAGAAAATATTAGATAAGATATTGGATGCAATAGAAAAAAAGAGCAATGATATTGATATGTTCACTAATATAAAAGATTTAGCAACTGCATATGGAATAATAGTAGATAAAGAATTAAAAGTGCTAGAGTTAAGTAAAAATAATCAAGAAGAGAAAGTATCAAAGATAGTAATAGTTAATTCACTTCCAAAGGATGAAGAAGATGAACAACACAATTGATATTAAAGATATAATAGCACCACATTTTTATAAGACATTTAATAGTAAGAAAAGACACCAAATATATAAAGGTGGTCGTGGATCAACCAAAACGAGTATGTTAGCCATTAAAATAGATGAGTTTAATCTTCAGTATAAAGAGTGTAATGCAATCATTATAAAGAGATATCAAAACACAATTAGAAATAGTGTGTTTAAAGAAATAAAGAGAGCATTAAAGAGATTAGGATTAACCGAGAATATAGACTATAAAGCAACGGTTAGTCCATTTCAGATACACTTATTTGAAACAGGAAATGATATTTACTTTTGTGGTGGCGATGACTACGAAAAGGTAAAAGGTTTCATTGATGAAGATGCTCCTATTAAAATGGTATGGTTTGAAGAACTTACTGAATTTGATGATGCGGATCAAATTGACCAAATCATAGCAACATTCTCTCGTGGTAATGATGATTGGTTTATGACAATGTATTCATATAATCCACCAAAGAATAAATACCATTGGGTAAACTTGTGGGCGGATAAAATGGCACAAAGAGATGATGTATTAATTCATCATAGTGATTATAGAAGTGTACCTGTAAAGTGGTTAGGTAGACAATTCATAGAAGAAGCTGAACGATTAAAAAAATATGATGAGAAAAGATATAGATGGATATATCTAGGGGAAGTAATAGGAATTGAAGGATTAATATATAATCCTGACCTGTTCATAATAGAAGATGCAAATTATATAGAAGAACATAAACTGCGAGTGTTATATGTAGATTTTGCAATAGATTGTGGGCATCAAACAAGTGCAACAACTTGTATGGCATTTGGATATGCAACTGATGGTAGATATTATTTATTAGATACTTATTACTATTCTCCACATGAGAAAGCAAGAAAGAAAGCACCAAGTGAGTTGGCACAAGATTTATTTGATTTCAGAACTTACATATGTACAAAGTATCAAACAATAGTAGATAATGAAACGATAGATAGTGCCGAAGGAGCTTTACGAAATCAATACTTTGCAATGTTTGGGATAAATTTGCATCCTGTAAATAAAGGAAAAGATAAAGAAGAATTGATTGAATATTCCCAAGATTTTATAGACTTGGGAAAATATGTTATACTAAATGTGCCGAATAACATAATACATATTAAAGAAATGACTAACTATATGTGGAAAAAAGATAGTGTGGAAAATGGTAAACCTGAACCTGATAAACAAGAAAAGGAACTTATGGGAGATGAAATATATTACAATACACATACAAATGATTATTCATATTATTATGCAGACCATAGTTGTGATGCATTTCAATATTATGTAAAAGACAATTTAGAAAAATTAGGATTAGAATTTTAAGGAGGATTAAATGGCAATTTATGAAGATTTAAAAACACAATTAAGTAAAAAAGGAGTTAATTTGGTAGACACTGATTTCTATTCATTAATTGATGTATGGAATAGTTGGTACAAAGGATCAGTAGAAGATTTCCATTTCTACAACATTAAAATGGCGGATGGATCAGAACAACAATGTGAAAAGAAAACAATGTCTATGGCAAAGAAAAGTGCCGAAGATATGATGAAACTTAATTGGAGCAACAAGTGTGATATTAAACTTGGAAGCGATGAAAAAACAAAGAAGTTATGGAGTGTACTAGATAGTAAACAAAATAACTTCACAATAATGTTCCCACAAATGTTAGAGTTAGCATTTGCACTAGGAACTACTTGTATGAGTGAATACAAAGATGAATTAGGTAGAACAAGAATTGAATATATTAAAAATCCAATGAATATTGTTCCATATGCATTTGATAACTTTAATATTACAGGATTTGTAGTATTCGACCAATGGCAAGAAAGCGAAAAGAATAAACCTGTATTCTACACTCATTTAACATATCATGAATTTGTAACTGAAAAAGATGAAGAAACACAAGAACTAAAACAAGTTTATAGAAAATACAATGAGTTATACAAATCAAAAGATGTAAATAAATTAGGAAAAGAAGTGGATTTTAAAGAAAAGTTCCCATATGTAGAAGAATTAGTAGAGTATGAAACTGATACTCCACATTTCCAAATTATTAAAGCACCAATTGTAAATAATGTTGATCTGAACACACCAATGGGAATTAGTATATTTGCTAATTCAATTGATAAGCTAAAAGCAATAGATGATAAATACGATAGTTTTGATAATGAGTTTAATGATGGTAGAAGAAGAATACTAATTGATAAAACTGCTTTAAAGGCTTCCCCACAAGTAACTGCAAATGGCGAAGTTACACAAAAACTATACTTTGATAAGAATGATAGAACATATGTAGCAGTTAATGGAATGAAAGACCAACCAATTAAAGATATTAGTTTTGATATTAGATATGATGCACATATTGATAGTATTAATGCCGAACTAAATTGGTTCTCTAGTGCAGTAGGATTTGGAGAAAGTTTCTATAAGTTTGATGGAAACGGAATGGCAACTGCAACTGAAGTAATGTCGCAAGATGATGATGCATTCAGAACAAAACAAAATTATGAAACAGTTATTAAAGATGTAATAATAGATTTAGTAAAATCAATATGTTTCTTAGAAGATATTGATATAGAAGAAAACGAAATTGAAATAACAATGGATTATTCAAGATTTGAAAATCAAACTGCTACTCAACAAAGACTAGAAAGAGAAGTAAATATGGGTATTACAAGTAAAGAAGATTATAGAGTAAAAGTTTATAATGAAACTGAAGAAGTAGCAAAGAAAAAGATTGAAGAGATAAGAAAGAATAATCCTAGTGTAAATGAATTATTAGGAATAAATAATGAATAGGAGATGATCCTATGTTATCCGATGAAATGATGGATAGAGTAATCGAAAGATTAACTCAAAGAATAGATAATACAAATGAATTTATATTAAAACAAATAGGAGGAAGCATCAAGAAAATTGGTGCTTTAACTCCAACTGAAGCACATCGAGTAACTCAAATACTTAAATATGGTGGAGATTATAACAAAATAGTAAATGAGTTAGCAAAGATGACTAGCTTAAGCAAAAAGGATATATATGAAATATTTGAAGAAGTAGCAAAGCAAGACTATGCATTTGCAAAACAATTCTATGAAGCAAAAGGCAAACCATATATCCCATACGATGAAAATATAGCATTACAAACACAAGTAAGAGCATTAGCAAGACAAACTGCAAATGAGTTTACAAACTTAACGAGAACTATGGCATTTGCCAATGTAGTAGATGGAGAAGTTGTGTACTCTCCAATTGCGGAAGCATATCATGATATATTAGATAAAGCATTGTTAAGTGTATCACAAGGCAAAACTACATTTGATGAGCAGTTAAGACAATCAATGATGGAACTCGCTTCCAATGGTATTACTGCAGTAGAATACGAAAGTGGAAGAACATTAAGATTAGATAGTGCTTTAAGAATGCAAATGAGAGGTGGATTAAGAGAACTACATAATCAAACTCAAATGTTATTAGGAGAAGAATTTGATAGCGATGGAGTAGAGATAAGTGTACACTTTAACCCTGCACCAGATCACGAATTTGTACAAGGTAAACAATTTAGTAATGAAGAGTTTGAAAAGTTTCAAAATGATGAAGATGCAACATCATATGATGGGACATTCTTTAGTGCAGATTATAACGGACACGATAGAAGAAGTATAGGAGAATATAATTGTTACCATTATGTGTTTGCAGTAGTATTAGGGGTTAATAAACCTGAATATACTAATAAGCAATTAAAACAAATAATAAATACAAATAATAAAGGATTTAAGTTTGAAGGTAAACATTATACTAATTATGAAGGAACTCAATTACAAAGAAAAATGGAGTTGGCAATTAGGAAACAAAAAGATGTTCAAATATTAGGTAGGTCAAGTGGAGATAAAGAACTTGTTAGAAAATCACAAGATAAGATCAGATTATTATCCGAAAAATATAACGATCTATCCAAAGCAAGTGGATTACCTACTAAAGCACAAAGATTAAAAGTAAGTGGGTATAAAAGGGTTTCAACAAAATAAAATAATGTTATAATGAAAGTGGTAGTAAGAGTGGGGAGGAGATATGGAAATAGCATTAGCTTTAAGTATCTTATCAGTGGTAATTACTGTTCTTAATTTTGCATTTAATAGAAAAGATAAAGCAGTTAAAGATACAAAGGAGTTGGATGAAGATAAAAGTGACCAAAAATTAATCAATTATAGATTAGGTCAAGTAGAAGTCAAATTGGATAAAATCCTTGATAAGTTAGATAGTTACGATAAGGAAATAGATGAACGAGTAAAGAAAGCCATAGAACAACATATAAGAGAATATCATAGAAAAGGATAAAAAGATGGGATTACGAGAAGATGTATTAGACATGAAGAAAGAAGTAAAAGAAATGAAAGAAATAAGTATGGCACGAGAAGTGTTAAAAGATTATAAAAGGCAAAATAAAAGACAATTCATCATAATCCTAGTTATGTTAGTAATGTGGTTTCTAACAATGACATATTTAATTATAGTGCTAAATAAAGACAACAAAGAAACAAATGAAGAAATAGCATATGCTCAAATAAGTAATATAAAAGATAGCAATATCATTTTAAATATATAATGGATTTTTTTGAGTTTACAAAAAGTGATTATGAATATATAACAAAAGAGTGTATGTTAGATGAAGAATACCAAAAGTTATTAGAATATAAAATTAAAGGGTATAGTAGGACAAAAATGGCGATGCAATTAGGTGTGAGTGAAGCAACATTAGATGTTATGATCCGAAAATTAAAGAAAAAGATTAAAAAAATCTTATAAGAATTCGATAAAGTCGAGTTCTTTTTTTATTCTAAAATTTAATTAGAAAGGAAGGAAACTTGATTGGTTATTTAGAACATAATTTGTTAAGGTTTTTCTTTCTTTTTATTTAGGAGATGATTAAAATGTATAACCCTTATATGCAACAACCTAATATTGATAGGATAAATGCTCAGATCAATGAATTAGAAAAAATGAAAGCACAAATCCAACAACCACCTAGTATTAATCAAACATTTCAAATCGCACCAAATAGAGAAGTAATGCGATATGCAAATACTATTGATGAAGTACAAAGAGAAATGGTTATAGGAGATACTCCATTTTTTAGCAAAGATATGAGTATAGTGTGGATTAAAAATCTTAAAGGAGATATTAAAACTTTTGAATTAAAAGAAATAATACCTAAAGATAGCAAAGATATTGAAATAGAATACTTAAAGCTACAAATAGAAGAATTAAAGAAAGGGATAACACATGAACAACATAATACAAATGATAATGACACAAAAGATGCCACAAATGATGATTGGGCAATTGGAACAACAACTAAAAGTACGAAATCCAAAGGCATATCAAAACTATCAACAAGCGAGAAAGAATAATCAAAATCCTAACGAATTTTTAAATAATACCATTAATTCTTTTGATCCAAGAAAAAAGCAAGAATGGGAACAAATGATGAGTAATTATGGTATCAACTCAAAATGAGTTTGATATAGAAAAAAATAAGGAAAGGAGAACAGTTATGAACGGAAGTACAGGTATTCAACCAACAATTGAATTAGCAACAACTAATGGCAATGGTTTCTATCCTATCTATCCAATGAATTATGGAAATAACAATGGAAGTGGTTTCTTTGGTGGAGATGGAATTTGGGCATTAGTATTACTAGCACTATTATTCAATGGCAATAATGGATTTGGTGGTTTTGGTGGTGGAAATAACAATGATTTCGCTTGGTTATCTAATGGTCAAAAAGATATTATGAATAACACAAATAATGGATTTGATACTTTACATTTAAGTAATCAAATTGAAGGAACAAGAGATGGAATTGCATCATTAAGCAACCAATTATGTAATTGTTGTGCCGATATGCAACAATCAGTTTGCAATGGATTTGCAAATGCAGAAATAAGTGCAAATGCAAGACAAGTGGCTGATATGAACCAAAACTTTAATAACCAAATTTCTACACTTCAAGCATTTAATAATTTAGGAACTCAATTCCAAAATTGTTGTTGTGAAAATAGATTAGGTATCGCAGGATTAAATTCAACTATTATTAGTGAAAATTGTAGCGATAGACAACTAATCAATGAAGTTGGTAGAGATATCATAACAAATCAAACTGCTAATACTCAAAAGATATTAGATGTGATTTGCCAAGACAAGATTGATGCAAAGAATGAAAAGATTGCAGACTTACAAAGAGAATTACAAATGGCGGATTTAAGAGCATCTCAAATTGCACAAAACTCATTTATTGCACAAGGCTTTGCTAATGAAGTAGACCAATTGTATAATCGTTTATCTTCATGCCCTGTTCCAAGCACACCTGTGTACGGAAGAACTCCTATATTCACTTGCCAAAACAATGGATGTGGATGTAGTGGAAACTCATTTATTTAATAAGCATATAGTTGAATACAACTAACTCGAATACGAGAACTTGCTAATAGAGAATAGGCATAGTTCTATTCTCTTTTATTTTAGAAAGGAGAAATAAAATATGATACAAGCATTACAAATATTACCCCAAGCATTAACAAGCAATACTGATAATATTAATTTTTCTACTATTGATATAAGAAGTAGAAGTGCCAATTGTTGTGGATGGTTACAATACATGAATGGTGGTAGTGATTTTACTATTATTGGTGGTGGAACTTTTAAGATTAGCTTTAATGCTAATGTAACAAGCGAAACTGCAGGTAGTTTAGCATTAGCACTTAAATCTTCTACAGGATCGGATATAGAAGGAACTGAAATGGATGTAGAAGTAGCAACTGCAGGAGATTATTATAATATTTCATTTACAAAAATAATTAGAGTGTGTCCTAGAGTAAACACTACAATAGCAATAGGCTCACTAAATGCAATTGGTGGAGTAACACCTATTGTTGAAACTGAAGTTCCTACAATAAAAGATGCTAATTTAATTATAGAAAAAATAGCATAATGAATAATGTCGATAATCTATCTTTGATATTACAAGCATTAAGTTTACAAATTCTATTTCAAGACTTTAATAATAAGGATCTGATGAACGAATTACATACACAAGATGAAATATATCTAAAGAAGATAATAGAACAAAATAAAAGGATTATAGACTTATTAGAAAGGAATTATAATGGAAGAGAAACTACTCAAAAAGGTAAATGAAAAAATCGAAGCAATAATTGAAGAAGATATTAACACGAATAATATAGATAATTTATATAAATTATCAAAAATAAAACATATGACAAAGGAGGATGAACAAATGAATTATGGCAATTATGGAAACTATAGTGGTAGAGGACCCGGATATGATAGTTATGGAGAAAACTATGGCAATTATGGAAGATACGATAACTATGGTGCAAGAGGTAGAGATATAAAATATCGTGGGGAAGAAAATTTAGATAGAATGCATGGGGAATATGGTAGATACCAAGAAAGTAAAAATAGATATGGTGCATCAGAAGATACTGATAAATCATTTCACTATATGGTAAACGCATTAGAAGATTTTATCAAAGTATTATACGAAGAAGCAAATACTCAACAACAAAAACAAATGCTTCGTGAAACAATTCAAAGAAGTATGATGTAATGTATAAATTTTATAATAACAATGCTTTAGGACTATTTGAAAACGATTGTGTGATTAGAAGTATATCATTAGCTACAAATAATACTTGGGATGATACCTATGAACATTTAAGCAATATTGCTAGAATGAAAGGTACTATGATGGATGATAAAGACTTCGTAATAGAATATTTAGATGAAAGATATCCAAGAGTATATGATATTCCTAAAAAAGTGGGAGAAGTGGCAGGATTGTATAAAGACAATGTATTATTAATTACAATGAATGGGCATATAGTATGTTCTAAATATGGTGTAATATATGATAGTTTTGATTGTAGAGATAAAATAGCGGAGTATTGTTGGAAAATAAAGTAGGTTATTGATACCTACTTTTTGTGTGATATAATTAATTTAGGTGGTAAGATGAAAATCGCAATAGATAAACATAGTATAAAAGGAATAAAAAAGAAAAAGGATAATGAATATATTTATTTATTTGATGATGAAACATTAGATGATCTGAAAAAAACTAAATTGCATTGCATTTATTATGAGAATTGTCCATTTGTAGATATCAATCTTACTGAATACGATATAGATTGTATAAAAAAAGCAAAAATAACTGATGAAGATTATGATAAGTTGGAATATATCAATAATAAAATAGGTATTATAGTTCCTAATTGCAATTATGGAGATTTTCTAGAAAGATGCTTAAAATCCATATTAGAACAATCGTATGATAATTTTGAAATAGTATATGTAGATGACTGTTCAACTGATAATAGTGTAGAAATTGCAAAAAGTTTATTACGAAAAGAAGATAAAATAGTAGAACTTAAGCAAAAGAGATTAAATGGTGGTGCAAGAAATGAAGCATATTTACATTTAAGTGATGATGTCGATTATGTATATTATGTTGATAGTGATGATTGGCTAGGAGATAAAGAAGCACTATATAAGATTAATCAAAAACTTCAAACTAAACCTGATGTTTTGTTTGTAGGAATGTATAGTTATAAGAATAATAAACTTCAAACTTGCTTCATTCCTAATTATAAAGACAAATATGATGCAATTAAGGGGTGGAGTGGTAGTTGTGGTAAGGTAATTAAGAAAACACTTGCTACAAGACAAGAATGCCTATATAACGAAGGAACATTAAAAGAAGATAAGAACCAACATTGTAAAATATGTATTAACATGAATAGTTTTGAATTGTTAAAAGAACCAATTTATGTATGGTTTCAAGAAAATCACAAATCAATTACTACAATAAGAGATAAAGCTAATTGGGGAACATCAACGATTAGACATTATGCGGATACACTTCAATTGTATTTAACTTATAAAGGCAAAGATAGAAGATTAGATGAGATATTAGAAGAAAGAGTAAACAAATGTAAGAAAGAGATGCAAGAAGGTGGAGATAGACAATGGTGACTAATGAATGGTACGATATAAAAGGTTATGAAGGATTATATCAAATCAATAAATTAGGTGAAATAAAAACACTTAGAAGTAATAAAATAATGAAATATGGATATACAATGAAAGGTTATAAACAAGTGGGATTATATAAAAATAAAAAATGTAAACATTTATATGTTCACAGATTAGTTGCCGAAACATTTATTTCTAATCCTAATAATTTACCATTAGTAAATCATAAAGATGAAAATAAACAAAACAATTGTATTAATAATTTAGAATGGTGTACTAATCAATATAATTTAAAGTATGGAAATACACAAAAAAATAAAAAAAGAAAAGTATTACAATATGATTTATATGGTAATTTCATAAAAGAATGGGAATGTATAATAGACATTGAAAAAATATTAAAAATATCTAACTCTAACATATGTAAAGTATGTAATGGTAAAAGAAATAAAGCTGGTGGTTATATATGGAGGTATAAAAATGATTAAATTGTCAATTATTATACCTTATTACAATACATATGAACTTACAAGAAAATTATTGGTGCAATTAATAGCACAAATAAATACACCACAAGTAGAAGTTATTTTAGTAGATGATGGATGTAATGAAAAAAGATTTGAGGAATATTTATCTTGGTTAAGAACTATGGATTTTAGTTATGATAATTTTGTAAAAATAATTCACAAAGAAAATGGTGGAGTAAGTAGTGCAAGAAATGTTGGTATAGATTTAGCAAAAGGAAAATATATAGCATATATAGATAGTGATGATATGGTAATGCCATATTATGTTGAAACATTGCTAAAGTTAATCGAAACAAAAGATGAAGATGTCATATATTTTAATTGGTTAGATATTAACACTAATGATGTTGTAAGATTTCCTAGTAATCCTGCAGTATGGAAAGCAATATACAAAAGAGAAATAGTACCTAAATTTGATGAAACATTAAAAGCAAGAGAAGATTATTTCTTTAATGAAGAATTAGAAAAATCAGATCATACAAAATATTATTATGATAGAGTATTGTATTTATACAATTCAGGGAGAGAAGATGGATTGACATCTAAAAATCAAAGAGGAGAATTATGAAGATTTTAATATTATCATGTGATAAGAATGAAGATACATTTGAACCATTTCATCATTGCATGGAAAAGTATTGGAATAATCATCCACAAGTAATATATGCAACTGAAACAATTGAAAATCCATATTATGAAACTATTAGTCACAATGAACCATTAGAAAGATGGACAAAAAGAATAAGACAAACATTGAATGACATTGATGATAATGAAATTTTAATTATGATAGATGATTGTTTTATAAGAGAACAAGTAGACACAAAAAGAATTGAATATGCTAGAAAACATTTAAAAGGCAATATAGCAATGTTTAATTTTGAAAAAACATTTGATCCGAATGATGAAGAAACTGAAATTAAAGGTTTTAAAAAAAGACAACATGGTTCGCCTTATGAAGTAAGCATAATGTGTGGATTATGGGATAAAGAAAAACTATTGAGAGTATTAGAAGAAGATTGTAATCCGTGGGAAGTTGAAGGCAAACAAGATAATAAAGGATTTGACTTTTATATAAATAGTGGAGAATTTATTATTAATTGGGGATATGAAACATTTATATTTACAGGAATATGCAAAGGTAAATGGTGTAGGAATATAGTTCCATTTTTTGAAAAAGAAGGAATAAAAATAGATTATAATAAGAGAGGTTTTTATGATTAAAGTACAAGCTATTAGACAATTTACATTATCAGAGTATGATAAAATAAAAGATACATTGCAAAGAAAAACGATTAATCGTGATGGAACAATATTTGAAGATGATATATTTGAATGTGATGAAACTATGGCAAAATACTTAATGGGCAATAATGATAATGGAGTAATAGTTGTAAAAATTCTTGAATATATACCGGAAACTAAAGCAAGAAAAAAATAATCTTGCTTTTTTTGTGGGGTACTTTGACAAAACTTGAAAGAATGATATAATTTATATAGAGTTCAGGAGAACCAAAATATGCCGAACTCGTAGGCAAACAAAATCGAGGTTATACTCCAACTTAAACGAGTATAAAGAAAGGGCAAAATGGAACAAGAAAATGTTCAAAATGTAGAAACTGAAACTACTACTACTGAACAAGTAGAAAACAACAGTGAACAAGTTGTAGAAAAAACATTTACACAAGATGAAGTAAATGCAATTGTTAAAGAAAGACTTGCTAAAGCACAAAAAGGAATTCCTAGCAAAGATGAATTAACAAAATACAACGAATGGAAAGAAAGCCAAAAAACACAACAAGATAAATATGATGATCTAGTTAAAAAAGATAACGAAAAAGACACAACTATCTCTAACTTACAAAAGGAAAATTTAGTTTTAAAATCTGGAATAACTGATACTGATGAAGTAGAATTCATAGTTTATAAAGTTGGAAAGATGGATGGAGATTTTGAAGATAATCTTAAAGACTATTTGGCTAACAATCCAAAATTTGCTAAAAAGCAAGAAACAAAAGCGACAGGAGTACAAAGTAGTGTTACAAGTATTCCAAAAGAAAGTGGTGTTAGTGCAATATTAAAAAGCAAACATCCGGAATTATTTGAATAAAGAAAAGGAGAGATAAAAAATGGCAAACCCAATTGCAATAAATGGTACTCACAAAAGAAGAGAAACCTATGCAAATGAAGTTTTAGCAATGGCTAAAGCAAAAGTAAATATTTATGAAGATTTTTCAACTGATTATGAAGTTGATGGAGCTACAGGTGCTATTAAAGTTCCTACTAGAGATGCAGAAGTTACAATTAGTGACTATGATGTATTAAATGGTGTATCTTTAACACAAAGTGCAACTGATTATGTAGATTTACCTGTAGACAAAAACTATGCAATTAATGAATTAATTGATGGTTATGAAGCAGAAGCAGTACCTGATAATATCAGAGCAAATAGAATTGAAGCCGCAGGATATTCATTAGGACTTAAAAAAGAAAATATGGCAATTAAAACTATGGTAGAAGGTGGAACTACTTCATCAGATACTACTGCTTTAACTGAAAGCACTGCTTATAAGAAAATTGCTACTGAAATTAAAAATATGAAAGCAAGACACATGGATGTATCTCAAATGAGAGTAGTAATAGATGCAAATACTGAATTATTACTATTAACTGATGAAAAATTCTCTAATACTGCAGGTCAATTAGGAGCAGAACTTGTTAGAGAAGGTGTTATAGGAAAGATTAATGGTGTTCCTGTAAAGGCAAATTATCTATTACCTGAAAATCTTGAATTTATGGTATATGATAAGAGATTTATCCAAAAATATGAAGTATGGGCAGTACAACCAACAATTGAAGATATTAAAGATGACAAACACATTGGTGCATCACACTTAATTGGTCGTGAAGTTGGTGGCTTAAAAGTTACTAATGCATTAGGTGTTCAAATTAAAACTTCAGGAACAATTCCTAGTTTATAGTAAAGGAGGCATTTCATGACATTTGAAGGACAATACCTAACTTATATCGAGTATAAAAGTTTAATTGAAGGCGAAGGTGGTTCTGCAATGGGCGAAATGCCTTTTAATCTATTAGAATTTGAAGCGAGAAAACAAATTGATGAAGCAACATTATTTAGATTAAAGAATGTAGAAAACATTCCACAAGAAGTTAAATTATGTGATTATAAATTGATAAATAGTATAAATGCTTATATGACTGCTACTAATGAAATGGTTAATAGTGGAAATGTTAAAAGCGAAAATACTGATGGATATTCCATTACATATGCAAATGCAAGTGAAATAGATTTAGTATTATCTTCAAAAAAAGATGAAATACAAAGCATTATTTCGAAATACTTGTTTGGTGTAATAGTTAATGGGGAACACATCTTATACACAGGAATATAATGATAACAAATTCAAGTGTTACTATTTATCATAAGAATGGATTAGATTTAGCTACTCACTTTGAAAAATGGTCAAGACATAATTATGAGAATGTATGGTTCTTTGGTGGCAAAGGTGCAGGTTTAAATAAAGGATATGATGATGCAAATGATGTAGAAGTTCGTATCCCATATGATAAAAATGAAGGACTTGATATTAAAGATTTTGAAATCGGAGATATGATAGTTCAAGGATCATTAGATTTAGACATTGCAACACAAGAAGATTTAAAGAACTATATGGTTTATTATATTAAAAGCATTAATGATAATAATTTTGGTAATTCGAAACATATTCATCTTGGAGGTAAATAATGCCTGTAAGATTACAACCCACAAGTAAAATAAAAGCACGATTAGGAATTGATCCTAATGGTAAAGTACAAAAATTCTTTACAAATACTTGCTATAAGCATATGGATAAATATGTGCCAATGGATGAAGGTAATTTAAGAATAAATGCAAATATTCAACCAAATTCTATTACATACGAAAGTGTGTATGCACAATATCAATATCATGGAATAAGACAGGATGGAACACACGAAGTTAAACAATATACAACTCCGGGAACAGGACCATATTGGGATAAAAGAATGATGAGTGCAGAAATGGATGATGTTGTAAAAGAAGTACAAGATTTTATTGGAGGTAAATAATGAATATAAGTGAATTAAGAATATCAAAATTAAGAGAATACTTATTTGAAATTATAAATACTCTTACTACAAATCGTGAGTATCAAATTAATGCTAATATGTTAAGTAATAAAGTTGAAGATTATTCGTTAGACAAAATACCTACAACAAGTGAAGTACATGAATGGATTATAGGGGATACAATCAATAGAGATGTATATTCATTCAGAAGTAGAAAATCTTATTCACAAGACACAATCAATAATTTAAAAAATGTTGGTTTCTTTGAACAATTTGAATATTTAATCAAAGATAATAATAAAAAAGGCATATTGCCTGATATAAATGGAATAGAAAGTATAGAATGTTTAAATTGTGCAACGATGAGTGCGAATGATGGTACAACATCTGAATTTGACATTCAAATACAAATAACATACATCAATAATGATATAGGAGGAGGTGGAATAAGTCTATGAAGATTATTGCAAAAAAAGATTTCTCGACTAATATAGGGGATTTTATAAAAGGCGATGAGATTAAAAATTTAACTTATAATCAAATAATAAAGTTGAACGAAAAAGGATTTATCGAACCTCTTGAATATAAAGATTTAGTTCTTATAAAAAGAGAATTAGAAAAATCTAAAAAGGAGGAAGAGCATAATGTTTGAAAATCTTGAAAAAATCAAAAGAAGTCAATTTAAAATTTATTTAGATACTACTCCAAATGCAACAAATCCTACTTGGAAACTTGAAGGATGGGGAGTAGAAGAGGCTTCTATAGCTTACAATGCAAATATTGAAAGAACAAAATACATTGTAGAAGATAGTTCAAGAAGTGACCATACTTCTAATGATAAACAATCTAGCATTGAAAAGAAATCATACAAAGGAGAACCTTGTTTTGAATTTATTAATGCAGGTCGTGATAAATTAAATTATGTTACTCATATTCTTGAAGTAGATAGTTGGAGTGGTAACAATGGAACTTATTCCGCTAAAATGAGTGATGGATTAATCGCTATTAGTGAATATTCCGGAGAAAAAATCAATTACGATTTATATTTCGATGGGGATCCTGTAGAGGGAACAGTTACATTTGTTGATAATGTACCTACATTTACTCCAAGTACAAGTTTATAAAAACCTATGAGGGTTAGAGGGAGTATCCTCTAATCCTTTTTAAATATTAGAAAGAGGAATAATAATGAAAGATAATTATATTCAATTAAATAAAGATGAAACATTAAGATTAAAAATAATAGATGAAAATGGGGTAGAAACAGGAGAGATACTAACATTCAATTTGGACGATCCTGAGTTATTATTAAATTACCAACAACTAATCGAAGATGATAAAAAACTTCGTAGTAAATTAAAAAATGAAAGTTTCTTAATAGATAAAAGAGAAGATGTAAAAGGCAAGAAACTTTTAAGCAAAAATGAAGAAGATAAACTTAGATTAGTTAATAATTTCTTTAAGCAAGAAGTAGAACTATATAATAAATTTTTAGGAGAGAATGGAGTTCAAAAATTATTAAATGGTAGAAAATTTTCTTGGACAACATTAAATGAAATAGATGAAATTATAGTTAAACAAATTGCACCATATTTGGATAAATCAATGCAAAGTATTACTAATCGTATTAAACAAACATATGGTAAAGCATTACAAGAGCAAGAGATTGAAGTAATAGAATGAAAACAATAAAGAAGATACAAATAGGAAATACCATATATCAAGCAAATGTAGAGTTCAGAAATGTAATCGAATGTAATCGAATAGCAACTGATCCAAAAATAAATAATTTTGAAAAACCACTTGCCATTATATGTACGATATTTGGACCGGAAGGATTAGATAATCCGGATCATTACGAAAAGCTAATGGGATGGATATATGATTATTTAGATTATGGGAAAGATGTCGATGCAAGTGAAGAAGCAGATATGGATTACATAGAAGATATGGATTATATAGTCGCATCATTTCAATCTGATTATGGAATTAATCTTGATGAAGAAGAAATGGATTGGAAAAGATTTTATAATCTATTAAATGGACTATCTAATAGTGAATTTGGTAATTGTTGTATCCTAAATAGAATAAGAAATTTAAGAACATTTGATTTATCACAAATATCAGATCAAAAAGAAAGAGAAAAAATAAGAAAAGCAAAAGAGAGTGTTGCTTTAAAGAAAAATATTATAAAAAATAATCCTACTAAAGAGCAAGAAGAGAGTATGAATGAATTTAATATGTTAGCAGGGTTATAGAAAGGGGTAATATATGGATGGATATGTAACAATAGGAACTGAACTAGACACAAAATCATTTGATGCTCAAATAGAATATGTAAAAAGTCAATTAGATGAAATAGAACATAAACTAAAACAAGCGGATATGGGATATGAAGTTGGGGATGTTCAAAAGTTAGAAGCGGAATACGAAAAATTAAGTAGTAAATTATCAACACTTGTTAGAAAAAAACAAGAATTAGAAAAAACTGATTTATCCGGAATTAAAAAAGGTGTAGATGAAATCAATAAAGGCATAGGCAAAACCATAAAAAATGTTGCTAGATGGGCTTTAGGAGTATTTGCTATTCGTAGTGCTTACTTATTTGTAAGAAATGCAATTAATACAATTGCACAAGATGATGAACAATTAAATGCAGATCTAAACTATATTAAAACTGCACTTGCTTATACAATAGAACCATTAGTTCGAAAGATAGTTGAATGGGCAAGAATGATACTACAATATGTAGGATTTATAATTCAACAATGGACAGGCAAAAATATATTTGCAAATGCAAACAAAAATTTAGAAAAATCTAAAAAGAGTGCAAAAGCACTTAATAAAGAATTAAGTAAAACCGTTGCTAAATTTGATGAAATGAATGTTGTAGGAAGCACATCAGGTGGAGATACTGCAACTAGTCCTAGTTTTACATTAGGAGATTATAGCAATATGCAATTACCAGAATGGGTAAAATGGATTGCGGATAACAAAGATATAGTATTAGGTTTCTTACAAACATTAGGAGTATTACTTGTTGCTTTAAAACTAGGAGATATATTAAAGACATTAGGATTATTTGGAGAACTTCCATTATGGCAAGTTGTAGGCGGATTAGCTTTAATTATTGCAGGTGTAGGATTGGCGATAGAAGGAGTATTAGATTTTATCAAAGAACCAACATGGCAAAACTTCTTAAAGATACTTGAAGGTATAGCATTAGTTGTAGCCGGAATTGCAGTTCTAATGGGCGGATGGGTTGTAGCCCTAATTGCATTAGGAGTGGCTATAGTTGCTTATGTAATTCAAAATTGGAATACGGTTAAAGAAATACTTGGAGCAGTAGGAACTTGGATTTATGACCACATAATTAAACCTGTAGGAGATTTCTTCGCAGGGATGTGGAATGGATTTAAAGAAGGTGCTAAAAAGGCTTGGGAAGGTATTAAAAGTATCTTTGGTTCAGTAGCAAGTTTCTTTAAAAGTATATTTACAACGGCTT